TAGAAAAGATTAGTATAATTCTAGGGAAATCAACCACTTACAGCCTCTCTCAGTGCCCTACAACTCGTTGTCACCCGCCTCTCCCTACTCGAAGTGGGCCGTAAGTGTAGGCACACGAGAAAAGGAAGTGTTAATAATAACACAATACAGGTGTAGATAGTTGACACAGAGAGAAAAATATGATAAAATATTAGGGTAAGATCAAGATTATTAACGAGTACATGGATGTACGAGTTCTAGATGATAACGTTTCATAAGTTATCTAATATATAATGTTGAACAGGATGTGAGACATTATATTCTATATTGTTTTATGTTTTCTGTTACGGACGATAGCTATGTCTATAGAATATGAACCAGATGATAAGCCAATTGTAAAACCTAGCCTAGCTAGGAAGATTGAAGAGGAAGAGAGTAAGCCCAAGAAGCGTGGTAGGCCAACAAAGGCAGAGAAGGAAGAGAAAGAGAAGAAGGCTGTTGGCAGACCACCGGGTACACAAGCAATAATGAATGAGTATAAAGCTCGTTTGTTGCGCTCTCCTAATTCCGAAAGGGTGATTCAGAAGATATTCCAAGTAGCATTGGAAGATGAACATAAACATCAAGCTGCTTGTATGAAAATGATAATGGACAGGATGCTACCCATCAGAGCCTTTGAGCAAGAAGTAGAGAAGGGTGGGGGTAGGAGTAATGTCACTATTAATATTACAGGGGTTGGCGAAGGTGTTAGCATCTCTGGCAATGAAGACAGCGAAGCTATAGAGGGAGAAACGGGGGATGCCTAAAAGATACCGCGGTAGGGAAGCTGTAGCACAAGCTGCCAAATATTACAACCAACAAATTATTGACCCTATAGCCGAGCACATCATTATGGAAGAAGGGTTTGTTCCCGGCGTCTACCCAGACCCTGTAAAGGGTATACCTACAGAGGGTGTTGGTATGATAGACGACAATATTGGAAAGAATTTCTTTACAGAAGTGCTCCCTATCTATGAACAAAGAGCACGGTCTTTTGTACCAAGCTATGCAAAACAACCACTTTCCGTGCAAAAAGCAATTATGTCCGCTGTATATCGTGGAGACATGGGGGACGATACAGCAGAGCTAATAAACAAAGGGGAATATAAAAAAGCATCAAAAGAGTTCCTAAACCATGACGGGTATAGGGCATTAAAAAAGAAAGACCCTAACCACGGTGTAGTAAAAAGACTGGAACGAACTGCTGAAATGATAGCGCAAGGTGCCAACCCATAATGGATTTGAATATTTGCAAGGAGTGCGGAGAGAGCAAAAAGCTGTCTTCTTTTGGTACGTATGTTTCCAGAGGAACTGTCTACCATAGGGCTACTTGCAAAAAATGCAGGAACAAAAAGGCTAGAGAGGCGAGAGACGACAGGACTAGATGGTTGGAAAGGCGGCAGTACAGGAAAAAGGTTGCCGCAGATATCCTGCCATGGCAACAAGAAGTGTGGGCAGACAACACACGTTTTAAGGTGGTGGCTGCTGGGCGCAGGACAGGGAAGAGTAGGTTGGCTGCATGGCTCTTGCTTGTCAACGCGCTACAGACAAACAGGGGGCATGTGTTCTATGTAGCCCCAACACAAGGGCAGGCTAGAGATATTATGTGGCAGCTTTTGCTGGAGTTGGGCCATCCAGTTATCAAAGGGAGTCACATTAACAACCTCCAAATAACCCTCATCAATGGTGCCACCATCTCCCTGAAGGGTGCAGACAGGCCAGAAACCATGCGGGGTGTGTCATTGAAATACTTGGTGTTGGACGAGTATGCTGACATTAAACCTGACGTATGGGAGCAAATCCTCCGACCTGCCCTAGCCGACCAGAAAGGCCATACGCTGTTTATCGGAACTCCGATGGGCAGGAATCACTTTTATGAGTTGTTCAAGTATGGTGAACTGGGAGAGGATGATACATACAAGGCTTGGCATTTCACATCATACGACAACCCCACCCTAGACCCAGCAGAGATTGATGTAGCAAAGAAATCAATGTCCTCGTTCGCTTTCCGTCAAGAGTTCATGGCTAGCTTTGAAGCTCGTGGCTCTGAAATGTTCAAGGAAGAGTGGGTGAAGTATGGTGAAGAGCCGAAGGAAGGGGACTATTACATTGCCATTGACATTGCTGGCTTTGAAGAAGTGAACAAAAAACGATCAAAAAGTACAAAGCTGGATGAGACAGCCATTGCCGTAGTGAAGGTTAATGAAGAGGGTGGTATGTAGAAAACATTATTCATGGCAGGTGGGACTTGGCTCAAACGGCTGTCAAGATTTTCCAAGCTGTAAAAGACTACCAACCTGTATCTGTCGGTATTGAGAAGGGCATTAGTAGGCAGGCTGTCATGTCACCTTTGACAGACTTGATGAAGCAATACAATTTCTTTTTCCGTGTTGAAGAGTTGACTCACGGTAATAGGAAGAAAACTGACAGGGTTATGTGGGCTTTACAGGGTAGGTTTGAGAATGGCAAGGTTGTAATTAACAGCAAGGATGAGTGTACATGGAGGGAGAGGTTCTTGGATCAGTTGTTTCAGTTCCCTGACCCCCTGACACACGATGACCTTATTGACGCTCTAGCATACATTGACCAGCTTGCAAAGGTTGTATATGACTATGAGTTTGAAATTGAAGATGAAGAAATTCTTTGTGTTGTATCGGGCTACTAACAGGACATTAGTATGGACTTTAATGAAAAAGTAAGCAGTGACCTTGTGTCTGACGCCTCCCTTGAAGAGTGGGTGTTAGAGAAATGTGAGCAGTGGAGGGATCATTTTGATTCCAACTATGCAGACAAGCATGACGAATACTACAGGTTGTGGCGTGGAATCTGGGACAGCAGTGATGTAGAAAGGAAGTCTGAGCGTTCACGCATTATCACTCCGGCTTTGCAACAGGCAGTGGAAAGCAACGTTGCTGAGTTGGAAGAAGCCACTTTTGGTAGAGGGAAGTGGTTTGATATTGAAGATGACATGAACGATCAAGAAGGTGCAGATGTTGCCTACTTGCGTAATAAGCTAACAGAAGACTTTGAAAAACACAAGATTAGGAAGTCTGTTGCTGAATGTTTGATTAACGCTGCTGTGTTTGGTACGGGTGTTGCTGAAGTAACCCTTAGCGAAGAGAAGGAAATGAAACCGGCAACACAGCCAGTGAACGAAGCCCTTACAGCTATTGGTGTTAACATCACAGACCGGACAGTGGTTAAACTTCGTCCAATTATGCCAAAGAACTTTCTTATTGACCCTGTTGCAACAAGCATCGAAGAGGCCCTTGGCTGTGCCATTGATGAATTTGTAAGCAGGCACCATGTAGAGCAGCTTCAAGAAGATGGCATTTATACAGACACCCTTATTGCCGATGCTTCCCCCGACGATGACCTAGAGCCTGACAGCGAGATTAGCGTTTACAACGATGATAAGGTTAGGTTGATTAAATACTATGGCCTTGTACCCACAGCCCTCTTGAAAGAATCAGAAGCCTTTGACGGGGAACTGGAAGAAGACGAGGCCATGTACACTGAAGCGGTTGTTGTGATTGCTAACGAAGGTGTACTGCTCAAAGCACAGGCAAACCCTTACATGATGGCAGACCGTCCTGTAGTGGCCTTCCCATGGGATGTAGTGCCGGGAAGGTTCTGGGGTAGGGGTGTATGTGAAAAAGGATATAACAGTCAGAAAGCCCTTGACGCAGAAATCAGGGCACGTATTGATGCACTGGCCCTTACGGTACACCCGATGATGGCTATGGATGCCACCCGGCTTCCTCGTGGACATAAGCCAGAAGTAAGGCCCGGTAAGATATTGCTTACCAACGGGTCACCCGGAGATGTGCTTCAGCCCTTCAACTTTGGCAACGTTAGCCAGATTACGTTCAATCAAGCAGCAGCATTGCAGCAGATGGTACAGCAAGCTACGGGCGCTGTAGACAGTGCTGGCCTAGCAGGGCAAGTGAATGGTGAAGCTACAGCAGCAGGGATTAGCATGTCCCTTGGTGCCATTATCAAGCGCCATAAGCGCACACTAATAAACTTCCAGCAAAGTTTCCTCCTGCCTTTTGTGAAGAAGGCTGCTTATCGCTATATGCAGTTTGACCCAGAGAACTATCCGGTGAAGGATTATAAGTTTAATGCTGCCTCCACCCTCGGTATTATCGCCAGAGAGTATGAAGTGACACAGCTTACGCAACTCCTTCAAACAA